ATACTATACTATACTATACTATACTATACTATACTATACTATACTATACTATACTATACTATATTATACTATACTATACTATACTAAAAATATTTATGTTTTATTTAATTAAAAACGAAACAGAAATTATAAAAGAAGCAGGCTCAAAAAGTTCATTACGAAGAATTTATAGAAATTTAGCAGAATCAGAAAAAATAAATTATAAAGTCAGTAAGTTTGCTCCTTCATCTGTAAAAAATAAAACTAGAAAAAAGAAAAGAAGCAACAAGAAAAAAAGAAAAAGTCCATTTGATAAAATTTTAGAAGAACCAGTTTTATCTAAAAGAGAGAGAAGAAGAAAAGCAAAGAGAAATAAATTATTAAAAAGAAAAGTAGAATATTATGATACTGTAAAAGAAAGATTCGTAACATTTTGAGAGTTAATATAAGCAGAGCTTTACATTGTTGAGTTAGAGAAGGGTAACCCGGATTTGTCTAGATTATACCTTTAAAGATTCAATGCTCTGCTTATATTAAAACTTAAATAATTAAAAATATGACAAGACAAGAAGCAGCATCTTTAATAAAAGCAAGAGCATTTGCGTCAAGCAACGAAGCAACTGTATATGGTTTTACAGAATTAAGACAATCAATTGATTCTTTAGCTTGGATATTTGATGAGTCTCCTATTGCGATTGAACAAGAATTGCGACGTATATTAGATGCTTCACAAATTAGTGTATTGAATCAAGCAAATAAGAAATTGCAAATAGCATACGAATTGATTGAAGAAAACGAATAATTAAATTGTAAAGATTTTTTACTTATCTGAAAGAGAGAATTTTAAAAGAGAGCAGAAATTTCATTTTCAATAATCTTTTAATTTTCTCTTCTAGATAAGTAAAGAGTATTTACTTAAAAACTAGATTGGAGGTGAAAATATGTTTTATTTAATAAATAAAAAATCAGGAAAAGTATTACTTTCAGGAGAATCAAAAAGTCCATTACGAAGATTAAAGAAAAAACAAAAAAATCCTGAAAGATATACAATTACAAAATTTAGTTCTCTTGAAGAAATTGAAAAAGCAAAGAAAAAGAGAACAGTAAATATGCAGAAAGGAAGAAAAGCAAATAATAAAAAAGAAACAAAAAAAGAAAAGAAAGAAAAGAAAGAGAAGAAAGAAAAGAAAGAAAAGAAAGTAAAAAAGAAATCAAAAATCGACGAATTATAAAAAATAATAATTAAAAAAATAATTATGAAAAAGAAGATATTAGCAACTAAGCCGCAAACAATTACTCGCAGAATTATTAAGAAATTAAGTCATTCTGCAAGAGGAGGAGAAAAATTTGAAACAAGCGACTTAGAAGTAAGTAAAACAGTTGAAAAGATTTCTGCAAAAGATGTAGAAAAAGTTATTGCAGAAATGGATGCTGCTTTACTTGAAGAAATAAAAAAATTTGAAGAAGCGTATCTCCCTTTAATCTCTAGTAAAAAAGTAAAAAAGCATAAAGATGAAGAAGACAACGAAGATGAAGAGGACGACGAGGAAGAAGACGAAGACGAAGATGAAGATGATGATGAAGAAGATGATGAAGACGATGAAGATGATGAAGATGATGAAGATGAAGAAGACGAGGAAGAAGATGAAGACGAAGAAGATGAAGATGAAGACGAAGAAGACGAAGAAGACGAAGAAGAGGGAGATGAAGAAGACGAAGACGACGAGGAAGAAGATGAAGATTCTCAAATTAAAATTAGTAAAAAAGAGTTAGAAAAAATTAGTAAGTATATCAATAATTTAACTCTTGCAAAAAATAAAAAAGCGTTAAAGAAAGCAATTGCTTTAATGAAAAAGAAAGCTTCGTCTTTTTCAGAAACGCAAACTGCTTATTTAGTTGCTTATGCTAAAAAACGTAAAGCAGCTATAACAAAATAAAATTATGTTAAAAAAGCTTTCATATTCAGCGTTAAGAACATATCTCTCTTGTCCTTTATTATATTGGTATAGATATGTTTTAAAAATAAAACTTCCGTATAAACCAATCCAACTTGCATTTGGTTCAGCTTTACATCTAGCTTTAGAAAAAAAGATCACCGAACCAACTCTTGATTCAAAGAAAGTTTTTCTCTCTGTTTTTAAATACGAAGATTTATTTTTTAAAGACACAATTCCATATAAGAGAAGATATTATAGAGAATTAATTACAAATGGGATGAGGCTTTTAAACTTTTATTTTGAAAATTACAGTGAACATTTTAACGAAATAAAAAGTACTGAGCAAAAATTCAAATTTATTTTGAAGAATCCAGTAACAGGACACTCGTCCAAATACGTTAAATATATCACTGGTATTACAGACTATATTACGAAAGATAAGATCATTGGTGATTACAAAACAAGTTCTAAAAAATATAAGCAAGAAGAGATAGACGAATCTCTTCAACCGACATTTTATTATTTATGGTATTATACTCTCTTTGAGAAACTTCCTGCTTATTTTGAATATAGAGTCTTTTTGAAAAAACACAAAAAAGAACCTTTGCAAATTATGAAAACCAAAAGAACACTTGAAGATCTTTTAGGACTTTATCATCTTTTAGAACAGCAAAGCAAATTAATACAAGCACGAAAATTTAAAAGAGCAATCCATAGTAAATATGATTTTTGCGATTGCAAATTATACGATACAATATTAAAAGTATAAACTCTATGAAAATTTCAATGTTAAAAAAAGCATTGGCTCTAAGAGAGAAAGGATGGTCAATTATACCAATTGAAAGAAAAAAGAAAACTCCAATTCTTCAATGGAAAAAATATACAAAAAAATATGCAACACGAAAAGAAATACGAAAATGGTGGAAACAAAAGCCTAATGCAAATATTGGTATTATTACTGGTAAGATTTCTAATTTAACAGTTGTTGATGTTGAAAGAGGAGGAGACATTTCATATTTACCTGCTACTAAAAGTGTAAAGACAGGAGGAGGAGGTTACCATTTCTATTATCAATATTCTGAGACAATAAAAAATGCAGTTCGAATTAAACCGTTAACGGATATTAGAAATAACAATGGTTATGTTGTTGCTCCTCCTTCTTTACATTCATCAGGAAAAAGATATAAATGGTTAGCAAAAATAAAAACTTCTCCTTTTCCAGCCGAAGTTTTTCACAAAGATTTAGTTGAACAAAGCAAAACAGATTGGGAGACTCTTTTAGAGGGAGCATCTGCTGGAGCTAGAAATGATTCTGCTGCTAAAGTTTGCGGTCTTTTTTTAACAAAAACTCCTTTTTCGTTATGGGAAAGATTAGCTTGGCCAGGTGTTAAAGATTGGAATAAAAGAAATCATCCGCCAATGAGTGAGAACGAATTACGTTCTGTTTTTGAAAGTATTGCAAATCGTGCTCAATATCATAAAGAAGACAGAGAAAAAGAAATTTTCACATTGAGTTCTTTAACAAAAAAACATAAAAAAGAAATTAAAATGCGAAAAGAAGGAGTAAGCGATTTAGTACCAAGCGGTATTGATTCTATTGATGCTTCTCTAAACGGGGGTTTTAGAAAAGGAGATTTAATCTTAATCGGAGCTCGTCCTTCTGTTGGTAAAACTTCTCTTGCTCTTTCAATTGCATATAATGCAGCTAAAAAGAATAAAAGTGTTTTATTCTTTTCTATTGAGATGGACGCTTTAGATATTTACGATCGACTGTTAGCTTTCACTTTAAATGTTCGATGCAGTGATATTATTACGGGTGAAATAAATAAAGAAAAATTAAAGATCGGTTATAAAAGAATGAAGAAATTACCTTTGTCTATTGCAGAATTAGCTAAAGCAACTTCAGAAGAAGTTATTGATGTTGTAAAAGAGCATTTAATTACTCATAAAATTGATTTAATTGTTGTTGACTATTTACAATTCTTAAGAGATAAACTTGATAAAAACGGAACTGAAAATCAAAGAGTTGGTCAAATCTCTAAAAATTTAAAGTTGTTAGCAAGAATTACAAATTTACCAGTTATATCACCAGTCCAATTAACGAGAAATGCAGATGGTAAAAGTCCACAGTTAAAAGATTTACGAGATTCTGGTAACTTAGAAGCTGACGCAGATATTGTTTTTTTATTGCATCGTTTACAAGACCAAGAAAAAAGAGATCGAGCAGAATTACATATTGCTAAAAATAGAAAAGGAGAAACAAATATAATGTATTTAAAATTTGATATTCGGACTACTCGTTATTTATCTAGTAGACGATTATCAATCTAATAAAATTTATGGGATACGTAAATAAAGAATTAATAGACGCAGCAAATGCTGGCGGTAGATTTATTAAAATGGAAGTAGGAGATAAAATAAGAGGAACTTATAAAGGTTATCAAGAAAAAATGAGCGAAAAATATAATAAAAAATCTTTTCATTTTAAGATACTTCTTGATGGAGAAAACGAACCAAAAGACCTCTCTACTTCTTCTGTTAAGACTATTCGTCAATTTGCTTACATTAAAGAAGGAACATTTATTGAGATTATGAAATTAGGAGAAGGAAAAGATACAAGCTATAAAATTACAGAATTAGAGAATGATGATTATAATAAAAAATCTAAAAAGAGCAAGAAAAAGAAGAAAAAAAAGAAAACTTCTCTTTCTGATCTATAAAAAATATGCATAAAGATCTTTTAGATAGAGTTCAAGAAGTTGATGCTGCAAGAGCAGCTGAGCTCTCAAAGAGAAGTTTATTTCCAGAAGAAGAAGAAGAATTAGCGATTCAAAATGCGGAAGAAGAAAAAAGAAAGAAAAAAGAAGAAAAAAGAAAGAAAAAAGAAGAAAAAAGAAAGAAAAGAAAAGAGAAGAAAGTTAGAAGTTATACTCAAAAACAAGCTGAAGCATCTGATGCAGTAAAGAAAATCTTATTAGAATTTAATCCAGAGCTTACAACAAAAAAGCAAATACGATTAGTAAGAAAAGCTTTACAAGTTCTTTCAAAAGAACTCTATCCTAAAAATAAAAAATAAAAAAGAAAATATGATTATTTTATTTGAGGGGATTGATTGCAGTGGAAAGAGCACTCTCATTCGTAAGTTTTCCGCTCTTTTCTCTGATCTTCTCCCTATACGACATTATAAAAATCGAATAAAACCAAAGAATACGAAAGCAAGTGGTAATCAAATGGTTGGTATTTATAGAGGGCTTTATCAACAAGCATTAGAAGACCCGAAAACATATCATCTTTTTGATAGAAGTCATATAACAGAAGTTCTTTATGGTACTTTTTTAAGAGATTATGACCCTTTAAAATTATTTGATTGGTTTACATTTGAAAAAAAAGTTAAGCAAGAAATACTTCTCTGTTATGTAGAAACAGATTCTCAAGAGTTAGTGAGACGTTTTCATAAAGAAAAAGAAGATTTTTTAGAAGTTCAAGAGATTGATAATCTTCTCTTAGGTTATAAAGTCTATCTTTCTCATACTAATCTTGAAGTTATAAAAATAAGAGGAGATCAAGAGATTAATAAAAGTATATTGCTGCTTTATAAAAAGATTCTTTTAATGCAAATGATATGAATATAAACGAAGAAACACTTAAAGCTAAGACGAAAAAAGATTTTCTTGTTCAAATGTTTGAAGCACAAAAAGTAATTGAAAAACTTTTTGGAGAAATAGAAGGAATTCCTTCTCACTTACTTTTTGGAAAAAAAGAAAATCTTCATTTACCAGAAGTTTGCAAACATATCAACGATAATATCTTTTGGAGAATGGTTCAAGAGATTAATGAGGCAGTTATTGCTTTAAAAAATGCTAAAACTTGGAGGCAAACAAAATATTTTACAGATATCAACGAATATTATGATGAATTAGCTGATATTATGATTTATTTTATAAATGCTTGCTTTGCTTCTGGCATCTCTCCAGAATTATTAACGACTCTTGTTTTAAGAAAAATTAAAATTAACGAAAAAAGAATTCGCTCTAAGTATTAAATATAGCTATTATGAAAATTGAAGAAAAAGAGTATTTATTAAGACAAGGTTTACTTTGCTCTTCTTGTAAAAAACCATTAGCTAAATTAGCGAGATATAGAACACCTGCTGAAGGAGAAACTCAAATTTTAACTAGACAATGCTTTACTAAGATTTGTAGAAATGCAGAATGTTCTGCTTATATTAATACTTCTCTTGTAAAGACTTGGAAATTAATAAATTAAGAAATAAAAATATGAGATTATATCGTAATTGTCAAGAGGCAATCATAGATATTGGAAGAGAATTAAAAAAATGCGCAAATGAAGTGCATACTCAAACTATGCAAAATAAGCAAGTCAAAGATGATGAAGCTTTTAATACAAAAGAACTTCAAGCATTTAGTTTTGCAATCTTAGATCCTTCTGATAAAGATATGATGCCAAACATCTCTCTTGATTGGTGTAAAGCAGAGATAGAAGAAAGGCTCTCTGGTAAAGAAATCAATCCTGGAGAGGCTTATTTATTGAGAGAAGATGTATGGAAAGAGTTTTTAATAGAGACTCCTCGTGGAAAGAAATTTGAATATACTTATGCAGAGAGAATGTATTGGCAATATAAAGCAGTTCTAAAAGAATTACAAATCCATCCAGAAACAAGGCAAGCAATTATACAAATACACGACCGAAGAATTGATCAACCAAAAATGGGAAGAGAGAGAGTTCCTTGCAGTTTATCATATCATCTAATGAGAAGAAATAATGCTCTTGATATTATATATACAATGAGAAGCACAGACTTTATTACGCATTTTCAAAATGATATTTGGTTAGCAATCGCTTTACAAGAATGGTTTGCTCAGCAATTGAATATTTCTCTCGGTAAATTTATTATGTTTGCTTCTTCTCTCCATATCTACAAACGCGATTGGTATCAACTCTCAAATTATTAACTAAAAATATATGACAATCAAAGAAATAATTAAAAAAGAAAATTTAAAAGAACCTAAGAAAAAATATCCTATTATAGAATATCCTATTATAGAATATCCTATTATAAAATATGATGAGAATAATAATAGGATATATTATGAAGAGAGCAATGGATATTGGAAAAAAAGTAAATATGATAAGAATAATAATAATATATATTATGAAGATAGTGATGGTTATTGGGGTAAAAGTGAATATGATGAGAATAATAATAAGACATATTATGAAGAGAGTAATGGATATTGGCGGAAAAGCAAATATGATAAGAATAATAATAGGATATATTATGAAGATAACGATGGTTATTGGGAAAAAAGTAAATATGATGAGAAAAACAAAAGAATATATTTTGAAAATAGCGGTGGATATTGGGAAAAGAGTAAATATGATAAGAATAATAATAAGATATATCTTGAAAATAAAAATGGATATTGGTGGGAAAGTAAATATGATAAAAACAATAATAAAATATATTTTGAAGATAACGATGGTTATTGGGAAAAAAATGAATACGATGAGAATAACAATAAAATATTTTATGAAAATAGCAACGGAGATTGGTGGAAAAAAGAAGGTAAAGATATATTAAAATTTAAAAATAACAAATATTATCTTAATGATAAATTATTAATTAAAAATATATGAAAAAATATTCAATTTCTTGGAAGCAAAACAAAATCAACAATTTACATACTTTATACATTTATTTGGCAGGCGGAATTATATCAAACTCTTTTCAAATGCAGTATAAAAGCTATATGTGAAGTTAGTTAAAAGGTGAAAGCTGAGCCTTAATAATAAATAAAATAATATGAACAAAGAAATAACAAACAACGAAGCAAGTGAAGATTATCCGCTTGGCGATGGTTCAATTGAACCTTATGACATCCAACGAGAACAAGAATTATTAGATAATGATGGAGTTTATGATTTAATGAAGATGATTAAATATATGAACAAATATACAAGTTTAAAATTATCCAAAATGTTAAATGAAGCAGGATTTGAAAAAGAGAGCAAATATTTTTGGGTAAATGGAAAATTATTAAGAGAAACGAACGAACTTGAATTACTTAATTGTGGAGAAATTATAGAAAATAGATTACATAAATTTGATGGAGAAATACCTAAAATAATAATTCCAGCTTACGACTTACTTTGGGATATTTGCATTAAATATGCAAAAGAAATATTTAAAGGAAATTCAAAAAATTCTGAAACGCAAAATATTTTTTACAGAAGACGACACACTGAAAATATTATTATTTTATTACAACAAAACAAAAAAGAAGAAACGGAAGATTATATTATAAAAAATAGTAGTTTATTTGAGAAATAAATATATGCGAAAATATCAAATCACTTGGAAACAATTACAAAATAAAAAATTTACAATTACACCATCATCTTTTAAATTTGCTAAAACTTTAAAAGAGTGGCGAAAACAACAAAATGAAAAAACAAAAAATATTACTTAATGACAATTTAATAATTAAGAAAGACATTAAAATTGAAAATATAGTAGAAATTAATGGCTTTATTTATATTTACAAAAATACAAAATTAGATGTTCCAAATCTTAAAGAAAGTAGCTATATTTATATTTCTAACAATGGAAAATTATATGCCCCAAAACTTAAAAAAAGTATTGGTATTAATGTTTTTGAAAATGGTAAATTATATGCTCCATTATTAGGTTATAACGATAAAATATAATATGAAAAGATATTTATATATAAAATCAAAAGAATTAAAAATAATTTTTGATGTTAAAACATATGAATAAAAGAATAATCACATATCAAAATTTCTTAAAAGAACCTAAGAGAAAATATTTAATTGCTTATAGCGAGAGAGAAAATGTCGTTTTAATATATAGATTTAACAATATTCGAACTTATTTAACAATTCTTAATTATCCATATTATTTTTGTATTCTGAAAAAAGCTTTTAAAGAAAATAAAGATGAAATGACTAAATTTAAAAAAGAAGGATTAATTTTAAAAACAATTGAAGAAGGAAAATATATACGAATATATTGTAAAACTGTAAATAAAAAAGTATTAGATGCTAAGAAAGAATTGCTTGCTGAATTCAAAATTTTAGGGATTCAAACATACGAAGCAGATCTCTCTTCTCACCAAAGATGTCTAATTGATCACAAACTTGCAATTGAAACAAATCCTCGTATGCTCTACTTTGATATAGAAACAGATGATCGAGGAAACGGTATTTCAATCGGTAGAGATCGTATAGTCTCTATTGCAGCAGTTAATGCAAATGGTAAGATCTTCTATACTTCTTGTAAAGACGAAAAGAAGATTTTAATCAACTTTTATAAATGGATTCAAGAATACGATGTTATTGCAGGATGGTCGTCTGAACATTTTGATATTCCATACATTCAAGCTCGTTCAAGAAGACATCATATTTGGTATGATTGGAGACAAATCATTCAACTCGATCTAATGGAAAAGATGAAAGAAATTAATAAAAGAAATATTGATTTGATAAAAAAAGTTAGAAGTTTTGCATTAAATGCAGTCTCTCAAGAAATTTTAGGAGAGGAGAAAGTTCAGCATACAGAATCGATCTGGGAATTATACACAAAGAATCCTAAGAAACTAAAAGCTTATAATATTCAAGATGTAATGCTTCTTTTAAAATTAGATAAAAAAATAAAAATCTCAAGACAGAAAGCAATCGAACATTCTATTACTGGGTGCTTTATGAATGAATATGCAATCTCTAGAATACTTGATATTTATATTCTTCGCAATTCTCCTTCTGGAATAAGATTTAAAACTAAACCACCTTGGAGTCAAGATAACTATGGTAATAACGACGATAAATATGTCGGAGGAATTGTCTTAGAACCAGTCTCAGGTATTCACAAGAGAGTCTATCATTTTGATTTCTCTTGCTTAGAAGAAAATACTTTAATCACTACTACAAATGGCTATAAAAAAATAAAAGATATTAAAATAGGAGAGAAAATCTTCAATGATAAAGGTATTGACACTGTTTCTGATGTAAGAACAAAGAAAGTTAAAACACTTTTGAAGATTAGAACAAATCAAGGAGATGAAATATTAGCAACTCCAGAACATAGATTTCCAACAGAAGAAGGAGTTAAATACTCTCGTGATTTAAAAGTAGGAGATTGCTTACAAACTAATGTTAGAGTTAATCAAAAGAAAAAGACGACTCAATACGAAAAAGATTACGCTTGCTTAGCTGGTATATGTTATGCAGAAGGAGGTATACTTATAAATAAAAAGAGTTCTTACTTTGCAAAGAGTAGACAAAAAATGAAGACTTCAAGTATTTATAGGCTTTCTCTCAGACCAAGTTTACACGAGAAGAAATTTCAAAAAGAGATTTTAAGATTAATGAAAAGTCTTTGGAATATTACTCCTTCAATTTATTACGGAAAAGAAAACTTCGGTCCAAAATATTCGATCACAAAGAAAGCAATTGTTTTAGAATTTCAAAAATATATAGAACTACTCGATAAGACTTTATTAAAGAGAGATTTAGCAATTCAATTTTTAAGAGGC